CCTGTCGACTCGCTCACTATATATCGACTGCAGGCGCGGCTAAACGGCGCCGCGTCCGCAAGCGTTAGATTCGGCAACCTCTCAATATCTGCGCCGAGGGATTAGCATGTGCACAGCGAGCGACCCGATCCTTCTGCCATACCAAAGGGAATGGATCGCAGATCGATCACCCGTAAAGGTGTGCGAGAAGTCGAGGCGCACGGGTATCACATGGGCATCTGCTCTAGAGGCAGTCATAGTAGCAAGCGCGCAGAAGTCAGGCGGCGGCATGGATGTTTACTTCATGACCTATGCGGAGGAGGATGCAAAGGACTTTATCCGAGATTGTGAGACATGGGCCAAAGTGGTCGGAGTCCTTCACGGTGAGGTGTGGATAGACGATGATGGAGGCGAGCCGAGAACCGTCAATGGCGAGCGCGTCAAGGTTAAGATTCTGTCGATTGAGTTTGTGAACGGACACAGGATCAGCGCCCTAGCGGGCCGACCGCGCAAATTCCGAGGCAAGCAAGGGGTGGCCATGATCGACGAGGCCGCACATGTGGACGATCTTGATGGCATCAGAACAGCGTGTATGGCCTTTCTAATGTGGGGCGGACGAGTCGCATTTATATCTACCCACTGCGGGGAGGGGAACCCCTTCAATCGTTTAGTGTGTGAGGCCAGAGACGATGAGGCCGCGCAATGGGGCTTCCATTCTATCCCGCTAGCCGAGGCGATCCACCAGGGCCTATCGCGTCGCATTGCCATGGTGTCAGGGCAGGAATTCAGCGAGGCATGGGGCGATGCCTGGGAATCTGATGTTCGGAAATTCTACGGAGCATCAGCGCCCGAAGAGCTTGATTGTATACCCTCACGTCAGGGCGCAGGATACTTCGATCCAGGCTCCGTCGCGCTGTGCAGGGTCGCGGGTCTGTCTGTCCTGAGATGGAAAAAGGATCGATCGTGGGGCGATACTCATCCGAAGAAACGGGAGGCTGAGTGTCAGCGCTGGATCGATCGGGAACTCATGCCGGTTCTAAAGCGCTTGCACCCCATGAAGGGCAGCGCGCTAGGCGTGGACTTTGCGCGCTACATCGACGGGTCAGTCTGGGTGCTCGGGCAGATCTTCGGGGAAGTGCGAAGGTGTGCTCTGACGGTTGAGTTGTTTTGCATCCCGCTAGCACAGCAGCAGCAGATTCTAGGCGCCATCCTCAAGGGTGCGCCGCGCATGGCACGGGCGCACTTCGACGAGACCGGGAGCGGGTTCGCACTGTGTGAATGGGCCAGAGACAATTTCGGGCGCATGGTCGAGGGCTTCAATCTCGGGCCAAAGTGGCATGATGAGAATTGGCCAGAGCTCCACACTGCAGTGACGGAGCGCCGTGTTGACATACCGGACGACGACGACAGCGCAGGAGATTTCAGGCTGATAGAGCGCATTGACGGTAAGCCCCGCGTAGCCAAGCGACGCGTAAAGGGGAAAATGGGCGAGCTTCGACATGGTGACTTTGCCGTATCTTGCGCGCTGATGTATTCAGCGAGCAGGGGTGTAGGCGCAAGGGCCACGGCCTCAGCGGTGCCCAAGGCCAGGGATAACAGGATGCTTTGATATGCCACAAGTAGAAGACAGTGAAGGCAAGCCCGAGAGCGTAGCGCTCAGCGAATTGATGGAGCAGCGCGCGGCGGAAAGCCGAGGAAAGAAGCGCACCCCATGGCAGGAATTCGTTGCGTGTGGGATGACCCCTCAGCGATTGGGCCTGGTGCTGCGAAGCGCGGCGAATTGGGACAGCTCACGCCTGATGCAATTCGCGGAAGAGGTCGAGGAGCGCGATGGCCATTATAGATCTGTTCTCGGCACGCGAAAGATGGCAGTCCGACAATTGGATTGGGCGATTGTTCCGGCAAGCGAGGACGAACGAGACGAACAGGTGGCGGCGTTCGTCAAGGACGCGATCGATCGGAAGGGGTTCAACACGTGCCTCGGTGATCTACTTGACGGGCTATCCAAGGGATTTTCTGTGGTCGAGATCGTTTGGAAGAACGAGACGCAGGACGGCGCCGCGCGGATCGTGCCTAACGAATACCTGTATCGCAATCAGCGACACTTCGGATTCGACGCAGAGACCCAAACGCACGTCCAACTACTGACGGAAAGCGCGGGACAATATGGCGAGCATCTGCAGCCTGCGAAATTCATCACTCACGCGCCGAGATTGAAGAGCGGAAAGATCATTAGGTCTGGCCTGATCTTCACAGTGGCTGCCCTGCATTTGATGAAGGCGTTCGTCACTAAAGATTGGATGGCATTCGCTGAGGTTTTCGGCACGCCGCTGGTTTATGCGGAGATGCTTAGTTCAGCAACGGACGAGGAGAAGGCCGATATTTTCCGAGGGCTGCAGGCTCTGGGCAGTGACGGAAAGGCGCTGTTCTCCGATAATGTGCGGGTAGAGTTTCTGGGTATAAACAACACTCAGCACGGCGGATTCTATAATGACACCGTAGGGTTTTGGAATAAGGAGATCAGCAAGGTAACCCTAGGCCAGACGATGACGAGCGAGGACGGCGCGTCACTGTCTCAAGCGAAGGTTCACGATGATGTGCGGAGGGATATACGCAACGCTGACGCGCGCACGCTGGCCGAGACGTTGAACGATCAACTGATCCGGCCTTTGGTTGAACTGAATTTCGGCCTAGGGATCAAGCTTCCCAGGCTCGTTTTCGACGTATCCGATCCTGAGGATATGGTTGCTTTCTCTGAGGCGCTGGTGCCTTTCATCGATCGCGGATTCGCGGTCAAGACTACAGAGCTCTACACAAAATTTGGACTAGAGAAGCCCGAGGATGGAGACGAGACGCTAACTGCGCAGACCATGCCGGCGGGTTTCGGCGGCGAGGATCAGCCAGGCGAGGCGGGCGATCGTGAGGCTGTGCCTGATGGCAAGGAGGCCATGTCGGCACTACAGGCAGCGCGGGTGTTAGGTGTTCCGGTCACGCAAGTGTTCGCCCTTGAGGGTGCCGGCGAGCTGATGGCATATAGTGGGCCAGCAGGCCGGCGCAGATATCTCGCGTCAGACGTTCAGAAGATGGAAGCACGGGCTAGCGCCCCTTTCGCGGAAACGGCGATCGAATAGATCGCGCCGCACATGCCTACGCGCGGGATCTTCAAAAATATGTAGCAGAGCTTGAGGCGATCGTTGGGGCCGAGGTGCTGTCAAGGATCGGCGCAATGGTAAAGCTAGACGATGGGGGCGGGTTGCGACCGTCGACCCGCGCGGCACTACACGCCGCGCTTGGGCGGGCTTCCCGTCGCATCGCAGGCAAGCCAGGGGAGGCGGCCGATCGTGCTGCAGCCGAGCACGTGGAACGCATGCGCCCCGCCGCGCTTGGGATGTTTGACGATCAGATTGCCAAGCTGAAAGACGGCGCAGACGAACGCGCGGAGATCCACAGCAAAGCAGAGGCGGCTGATACGGATGACATCGAATCGGTGATGCTTATTCGTAATGGAGGCAATCGCCAAGCTTGAGGCGCATATGCTGGCGGCGCTGATGACCCGCGGAACAAAGGACGAGCGGATCGCCCGCGCGATAGCTGGCGCCGATCTGGTGTTCACGATGACGCAAGGGCGAGCGGATAGGATCGCCGCTTGGGAGTCGGACACCATGAACACCGAATATGCTTCACAATTCAATTTTGCGAACGAGATCGGGGAATACGATTGGCTGACGCAGCGGGATTCTGAGGTGAGACCGCTACACGAGCAGCGAGACGGTGAGCGCTTCAGGTGGGCGGAACCACCACAGGACGGCGATCCCGGAGTGCCGCCCGGCTGCAGGTGTGAGGCTGTGCCTGTGCTAGAGTCGCGCGGACGTGACTAGCTGGCGATTCAAATTCAGCGATATTCTCTCAATCCTCGCCCGGTTCAAGAGCAAGCCGCCGATCGTTGACAGGCCGCCGGCCCCTGAGCCTGAGTCGCCAGCGTTCAAGATCGCATGGGTCGACATGCGCGAGCACAAGCGCACCAAATCCCGCGGAAGGTCGAAGGGCCAGCGCTCCTGGCAGGATGTGCTAGGCGTCACGCTACATCAGACCGCGGTGGTGATCGGCTCGCCCGATCGGTGCCTAAATATGCCGGTCCATGGGGCGGTGCTAGACGATGGCGAGGGCGGGGCGATCGTCGTCCTGCTACACGATCCGACGGCGCTGCTGTGGCACGGGCACGGATTCAACACGCACGATATCGGGATCGAGATCGCCTGCCGCGCGTGTGGCATCGAGGGTGAGCTCGCCAAGGGGACAGAGGCCACAGACGCGCAGCTTGAGGGGGCGCGCTTGCTGCTGCGGTATTATGACGATCTGGTGCAGGAGAACGGCGGGCAGATCCAATTCATCCACGCGCACCGCCAAGCAACTAAGAATAGAGTTGGCGATCCTGGGTCTAGAATTTGGGCCGCTGTGGGCGAATGGGCAGCGTCTGCCCTGTGCTGGAGTGTCGGGCCCGCTGATTTCCAGATCTCGCACGGCAAGCCACTGCCCGACGCATGGACGGGACGCGCTAACGGCATTGAATATGACTGGCGGGTAGATGGCAGGTTAGACCCCGGTTAGGGGGAGGTTAGGAAGAGGTTAGGAAGAGGTTAGACCCGGTTAGGGGGAGGTTAGGAAGGACACTAATCGTGTAGCGCGGTTGGCGCAATACACGATTCTTGACACCTGAACGGATTCGCCCCCACAATAGGGGCGTGCCGTCCGCGCCTCCGATAGCTGCCGATCCGGGTCGTGCTTC